ACTTTACGGGAGTTCGGTTCTTTGAACGTGCCTAGAGCGAAGTATGCGTCATACCCCTTGTTATCTAGGTCGCGTGCGGCATCGGCCATATCCCCCACGGAGGTGTAAAACTTCTGTATCCTCCGATCATCTTTTGTACGAAAAGAGAACAAGCAGTAATGCCCGTCTTCCCCCAATACCCTCCTTAAAAAATCTTCTGTTTTCATAAATAGTACCTAATTCCGAGAGGTACCATAGCAGGGGCGCTTACACGCCCTTTTCGGTAGTCATCCTAGCTATGGGTGTAGTTGTTACAGTGGGAGACTATTAGTCGTCCCAGTCGGCTACTATATCAGCCAGTGCATCGTCAGATGCTTTCGGTGCAGGAGCTTTCTTCTTAACTACTTTCTTTGGCTCCTCGACTTGCGCGGGTTCATCATCCCCAAACAGGTCGTCTGTTACTGCTTCCGTAGGGGCGGCAGGTGCGGCAGGTGCTACTACTTCAAAAGGATTCTCTTCTGCGGAGAACTGAAACCCACCTTCTACTGCGCCAAACGGGGATGCGGCTTCCATAGGTACGTACTTGATAACCTGTACGGCACGTAGTCTAAGGGATACACCCGCTTCACGCATGTTGTAGGGGGTAAAGGTTACTGCTACGTTAACAGTACTACCCGTGGTAAGCATGAAGTCGTCTGGTAGTTTAACGCCTTTACTATCGTACTGTACAGGCTTAAACGTAGCGTCTTTACCGTACGCCCCTTTCAAAGATGCTTTGTGCGTATAAGTACCATCTTCTTCTTTCTTGAAAGGCATATCAAACTTGTCAGGCCATCCCTTCTCTTTCTTGGCTTCGTATGCGGTAACCATTGATACAAAGAGAGCCTTAGCTTGGTCTTTAGTCATACGGAAACGAGTCTCGTACTTAGCACCTTCGTCAAACGCGTCACACGGAACCGTGCGGTTTTCTGCATTGTCGAACTTGTAAGTCTTATTGATACGAGGCCATAGGGCTTCTACGTCATTGATAAGGTATTGATTATTTGTAGCCATGTTATAAATCCTAATTAATTAGTTTGCATTTAACTCGAAACCTTCCACCACACTAAACGGAGACACAGGTTCACTTGTTGTGGGGATAGACATAGTGATCGCCCGAATAGTATCTTCGTGGTCAATCATGGCCGAAACCCTTGTAAGCGTGTCTTCATCTAAGCGGTCTACCGGCTTAAAGCAAAGTTTTGGTACCGCGCTATCCTCATCAAAGTAAATCTTGGTGATGATAGTAACTACAGGTGTATCATGTTTAGCGAGTAACCGAGCATAGTGTTGCATACCCTTATCCCCACTATTAGTACTGCCGAATATAGACGTGGCAGGTATCTGTAACTGATACACCTCTTCAGGTTTATCCTGAAATACAACTGCTAGTCGTTGTGAGAACCGACAAGCCCTACCCCCATAAGAACCTGAACCTCTTATATTTTGAGGACAATCCATACAACGCGCAGACTGCCGTTGCTCTTGAGGTACTTCTCTATCTGGTAACTGCGTGTCAGGTGACCAACACGTAGGTACCGCAACCCTATTGGGGTCATACGCATCGCCATAGTAAGCGCGAGATACTGGGGCGGCATTAACTATCACCACATCCATATAACCTAAATCCCTAGTAACTTCCTCACCGTCAGCTATAACGTGAAACTTACCACCACGTATACTGATTCGGCGTAGTCCGTTGCTACTCATCAGGCGTCATCATCCAAATCTAACTCTAGCTGTTCGTGCATAGAGATTTCAGTTAGATAGTCTTCTTCGGGTGTATGCGCACTGTTCAAAAGTGCCGCTTCAACTTCAGGTAACTTGAAACGATAGGTTGGCCCCACTTTAATATATGTATCGGTGGGAATCTTGTTATTACGTAACCATGCACGGACGGTAGATATAGATACCGAGAAGTGCTTCGCTACATTTTCAATAGGTACAAATGCTACTGACATTACTTCCTCCTTACTGAGACTACATACTCTGAGTCTACGTTAAGCCCTTTAGGTACGAGGGCGGGGTTTTCTTCTAGGAACTGCTTCATGTTCGTTTGGTTGAGTCGCTTATCAAGTAACTCAGGTGCCCCATGCTCTAATACAAACTCGTGCATGTTGCTCCAATCGCTAGTCCAATACCTAGTCTTAGCAGATCGGTAAAACAATCCTGCTGAAGTCTTCACACTATCGACGCCCTGATCTTTACAGTATCCAAGCAAGGCTTTCTTAACCTTGTCTAACTGTTCAGACAGCTTGCCGTCTTCTTCTTTAAATTCCGCAGAAAGTTCCGAACGCTTATCTTTTATCTTTAGATAAACCTTAGTCAACTGTTCAGCGGTAGTATTACTTTCACTCATTACACGCTCCTTTACTAACGGGACGTTCACTTTATTAGCTTATCGTTAGCTAGTCAAGTATTTCTTTGTAAAGATCAATCATCTTTGTGTGAATGTCTATTCTGTTATCTAGCAGTGCGTAAACACGTTTCTCTGCGTGCGACCCCTGTAGCTGCACGACGGTACATTTGTGATCTTGTCCTGATCTGTGTACACGAGCGTTTGCTTGAGCGTATGTCTCCAACGAACTTGTCGGTGCCCACCACACTACTGTGTTAGCCGCAGTCAATGTAACTCCGTGCGCGGCTGATTGAGGTTGTATAACCAACACACGAGGATCATCAGCTTCTTGGAACCGTTTAAATATCTCCGTACGTTTACCTGCACTAACATCCCCACGGATAACTTCTGTTGATATATTATCTTCTCGTAGATTGGCGGTAAGCATGTCTATAGTGTGCTTGAACGGTACAAACACTAATACTTTTTTACTCGACTCGTCTATTACTTCACGTAGTACCTTGTAGCGTGGGGATATATCGAACTCTACTGCGTCCCCCTTGTCGGTATACACTGCACCTGCGGATATTTGCAGTAACTTGTTCATACCGACCGCCGCGTTAACTGCTGTGACTTGTTCTCCTGCCGCCTCCATTACCATCTTGTTCTTCAGTTCTTTGTAGTACTTCAACTGCTGTCGGGTAAGCGGTACTTCTCTTTTGGTGTACACCATAGGTGGTAGGTCAAGGCACTCGTCTTTGGTAAACCGTATAGCCGGTTGCAGTATCCTATGCACGGTTGTCGTGGCATCTTCTTTCGGCACCCACTTAAAGTTTGTAACCTTTCTCATCACTTGGTCGCGGAACGAACCAAAGAATCTAGGCACGCCCTTGGGATTAACGAGTTTAGCTATGCCATACGCATCGGTAGGACTTTGCGCGGCGGGAGTACCTGTCATCATCCATAGCCATGTGCTTGGCCCGATTAACTTATTTAAGGTCTTCCATCGCTTTGTCTGAGGGTTCTTGTAGTGAGTAGCTTCATCCACAATGATAAGGTCAAACCCTCCGTTGGCTACTGCGTCCGCTACAATCTCTACCCCGTCATAATTTATTATCACGTACTCAGCATCGCCTTCTATTATCTTTGCGCGTTTAGCCTTAGCTCCATATGCCACGTCTACTTTACGGTGCATGGCAAAACTAAACAGGTCATTGCGCCATGCGGAATCCATGATAGATAGAGGGCATATAACTAACACTCGACGTATTACCCCCTGCTTCATAAGGTAGTCAGACGCCCATATAGCACTGGCTGTCTTGCCTGTACCCTGCTCGTTGAAACAAAAGCTCTTACGGTTTAACGTGAAAAAACTAGCAGTGATCTTCTGATGATCGAACGGTGTGTACTTGCCCGTCCATTCATACTTAGATTCTATTGGAGAGGGCGCGTTGATATTCATGTTACGCAACACCTGCGTTTCTTCTAACCCCCAGTTAACAAGTACTTGGCTGTTAGGTAGTTCCCTACTCTTTGGTATTACCGATGTAACCTTTGCGGGGTTACGTAGCGTAAGTAATAACGCCTTATTATCTACTATCTTCATTTATCGCTCCGATACGAAATAGCATGAAGTGGGTGTCCACGTCACGCGAAAAAATTTAGTAGCCCTGCTTCGTCCACGGATAGGGCTAAGTCCGCATTATGATTCTCATTAGGACTACTCGATTTTATGCCGCATATCTATTGGGGAGCAATAGCGCCGTAAGGAACGGCACGACATCATTTAAAGACGCATCAAGCACGCGTCAACCCATACCAATAGGGAGTTCTTTACTTAGGCTTTCTACTGCCTTTCTTTTTGTAGTTCCGACTACGATTAGTAGAGCTATCCTCTACTGTAACACCGTCTTTGTTGCTTCCGCCATTGACCAAGGCTTTCTTATGACTAACGTCTTTACCTTCACGCTTGTCAGCCTTACCGTTACCATTGGCATCTGCGCCTTCTTTGTCCATCTTACGTCTGGCGCGTTGCCGCTCCATTCTACGTTCAAACGTGTCACTGCCTACGGGGGCGTTGACCTGCTTATTTCTTTTCCTACGCATTAGTTTCTCCCATTGTGTACGCACTCTGTAACAATACAGTGCCTACGACATAACCCACTTTGGTGTGCATTCCACACGTTGTTTTCAAAGGCTTGCTCCATACGACCATAGTCTGACAGCCACTTCTTCCATAGCCTAGGCTCTTCCGGCTTGGAGTAGTCTTCCTTTATTAACTCACCACATACTACAAACAACAACCCACCCTTCACTTTCTCTAGGTCGGGGTACAGCTTAAACATACTCAATGCCATCAGTTCTAACTGGCCTTTGTCTGCGTACCTAGTATTTTTACTTGTCTTGTAGTCTACTACATAAGCTGTTTTAGTGCGCTTGTTTAGGATAACTAAATCCGCTATGCCTCGCCACCATACGTTGTCATCTCGAAACCCACACGGCTCAAGGTTCTCAGTAAGTCCCATCTCCAACTCGCACAGCTTTTCACCTTCCATGCCATTCAGTACATCAAGTACATCTTTACAGTAGTTGTACTCAGGGGGTAACGGCTTACCATCCCTAATGTATTCCTCTGCGGCTAGGTGTACGGCAGTGCCATATAGCATGGCTTCTGTCTCAGATTCCCTGTAATCCTTGGCAATCTTCAGGTGGTAAAACTTCTTAGGGCATTGTTCAAACGACTTGATTTTAGAGAACGACCACGGTGCAATACTCATTTTGGTTCCTTACTCTTTAGGGCGCGTGCGACTACTATCAACTCGGTTATTAACACTTGTAGCATTTCCCCGTCTAACATAATAGTGTCTTTATGCTCCGTAGTGCCTTCCACCTCACACTGCTCTATAAGTATTATTTCTTGCCCGTCTTTGGCCTCACCTACTACTATAGCCATGTAATTTCCGTCAGTTTCGGGGTACTCCCCATTAGGTAGGGGGTTAGATACTTCTTTCCCGTGCTTAAACTTGTTTATGTCTGTTACTCTACCCATAATAAATCATCCCCAATACAAGCATAATAGTTGAGATACTACACATAGTTATTATATACAGCTTACTAACTACAACGGGGTGACTTAAATAAGTTTTAAGGTTGGTCACCGCAGACGATAGGTTAAGTCCTAGCGACTCTCTGCGAGAGTTACTTATCGCTGTATCCGCAAACTTATGCGCTTCTTTCATAGCTTTTTCTATATCATTCATTCTGCCGCCTCCCCGTAAGATTTACCTGTATCCGACTCACATGTTATAGGCAAGCCCTCTGCCCATGTAGAAGTAGTGCTCATGCAATCTTCTATGTACTGTTTGGCCTGACTAAGTTCGGTCTCTGGTACACAACATACCACGGAATCGTGAACCGTCAAAGCTACCTTGTATTTCTTAGCTATTGCTAACATCTGATCACCAATGATACATCTCGCTACCGCTTGGCATATGTTCTCTGCTACCTTACCACCATATATTCTGGTGTATCCACGGCGCGTTCTGTACTTAAACTCTGGGCCACGTTCACCCTGCTCATACTGTAAGTCGTCATAGCGCATCTTCAAGCCAGAGGGTAGTAGTACCCAACCGTTACGCCCGTCTACCCCATACTTGATTATATCGTTGGGGCCAAAGCTACCTGAGTTACCACGCGACATCTCTATTAACATGTTCTGACATGCACGCCAGAAGTGGTTTATCTTCCAGTTGGCATCGCGGTAGATACTTACTACCCTACGTGCCTCCTCAACCTCCATGTGAGTTCCGAACGATTGTAATTGATCTGCAAATCTAACTGCGCCCATACCATAACCGCAACCTAGGATTGTAGTCTTACCAACAAAGCGTTGCTCCTTGGTAACATCTTCTTCAGGTATGTCGTATATCTTCGACGACATCTTTATGTAAACGTCTTCACCGTTCAGGAAAGCTAATACTAAATCATCCTGCCCTGCCAACCACGCTAGTACTCGGGCCTCAATCTGCGACGAGTCACAGTCAATCATCATGTAGCCTTCGGGGGCAAGCATACTGTTCTTTAACTTCTTACCATTAACACCACGGCTAGGTAGGTTTTGGATGTTGATCTTGTCATCGCCTCCCCACCTACCAGTGTGCGCCGCGTAGTATCTTACGGGTACCGGGAGAAGCCCACGTTTAGCTATACCTATAAACCTCTCAGTACGTGATTCCTCTAACGTACTCTTAGTGCCTAGTCGAGAGGTTACCAGTGCCTGTACACGCGAGTCATGGTGGTTAGCTAACGCCTTAAACTGTTCGTCGTTCTTGGCAAACGCATAGGTCTGCTTACCCGTAGTAAGGCTAGTCTTCATAGGAGGTATAACACCTAGTCCTACAAGTAACTCAGCAAACTTAGGGTTACTCATAAGTTCTTTCTTAGTCGCACCAGAGGACGTTATCAAGTCTTCTTTAATCTGCTTGGTGGTTTCTAAGTGTTGTTCCAACAGCCCTAGGTCTAGCTCCAGTATAGGCTCCACAAACATACGCAAGGTGCAGTCTATGATGCGTAGCTCCCCCTTCGGGAACCCCTTACCCATGATGTTAAACAATCTATATGTTAACTCAACATCATTGATGCAGTAGTCACCGTACCGGCTTAGTTCTTCTTCGGTGAAATCTCCACGGCGCTTCCCGATAGCGTCGAGTACTTCCGTTCCCTTCGCTCCAATATTGTACCTTTGAGCAAGCGCAGAGAGAGAGCCGCCAACTTCGATCCCATGTAGAGCACGGGCAATGCACAGAGTATCGGCAAGGAGGCGAGGATGAACATCAAACAGCCAACTAAGAATGGCACCATCAAACAAAGTGTTGTGGCAAAGGAGAATAGAATTTTCCCAGTCGAAAGTTTGTAAGTATTGTCTAAGTTCTTCATGTGTTCCACTAGCCCACTCCGTTCCATCATTATTTACTTTTAACCCTATACCTATCACCTCAAAACGAGGGTCACGGATATAGGATTCCATTGTCATCTTACGTAAGGAAAAGTCTTTGTCATAATACGTTTCCAGATCAACCGTTATCAGGTTCATTTGTGGACACCCTTACCGTATCCTAATTCCTTCCCATCTTTCGCGTATAGTTCTGCACCTGTATCCAATATCCATCCACTACCTGTAATTCCATACCGTATGCGAAATACTCGTCCGTATTGAGACAGTCCTATAACCTGCCCGTCACTTGGATCAATAACAATCTGTATAATCCGTTCGTCAATCTTCATTTTTAACTCCTTTGGGCGCAGGACGTACCTCACCTTTGGGCGTAGAACGTACCTTATCTTTCTTCTTATTAAAGATGTTGTCCCAGTTATCCGCAAATGTACCTGCCGTTGGACGTTGCTTGTCCCCCTTACCGCCGTGCGTCTGACCTCTACTCATAGTCTTCGCCCACTAACGCGATAAGACGTGCTAGGTACCACTCAGCTTTCTTTAAGTCCTCTAACGGCTTGTCCTTACGCTCGTACCTCCAAAGGTATTTCAGACAAGCACCTTTGCAGTAACCCTTGAATGCTTCGGGTGTCATAGACTCTTGTATACCCTCAATGCATTCGACCTTGCCGTAGGTATAGTGGCTTGGGCTGTTTACCATGTCTTCTTCCACACCATTTGCCCACGCCTCTAACCCTGTCTTTTCTATAACAGGTATTTCTCTCTGTAACCGTTCCCAATCTTCTTTACTAGCCATACTATCCTCCGAGGATTAGTTCAATGTCATTCATGTTGTCTTCGTTTACTACGCACGCAATTCCGTACGCTCCACTTATCTCTTTGAGATTCTTTTCCTGTAGTGCTGTTGGTGTGTTCTTACCCGCCTTACACTCTATCCCAAAGAACTTACCTTTGTAGCATCCAACTATGTCAGGTACTCCGCTCTTACCGTATCCCCCAGTAGCAGGGAAAAAGTAGTAACACCCTAACGTCTTTAGCTGTTCAACTATCTTCTTCTTTACCTTCCCTTCCGGTGTCATCGCCATCTGCTTTGCCTCCATTTGATACCAGTTCCTCGTGCCGCCTTGCCGCCCATGCACGCTCTTTGTCTCCTACTATCAGCGAGGCACCATAGGTCATTACACAGAAACCTACTACCAACACCACACCAAACAAACATGATAATATTTGACCTATCATAAACACCTCATTTCTCTACCCAAAAAGTATGTTCGTCAATACGCACACCGACACCTTCTACGTGTGTAGTTGGTGGGGTCGGGTCACATATCATAAGTACCGATAGCTTTTCTTCAAGCCATTGCGGTAGTCCTTTATCCAAATCATATATCCCCTCACATTCCGAGTCAACACAATTCATACCCAAACACGTTACCTCGATACTGTTAGTGTACCCCAGCGTAGAAACGCGGTAAGTGTTTGGCATACTAAGCGGATCGTCCCATATCGTGTTACTGCGTGACATAGAAGACGGCCTCACTATGACGATACCCGACTTGTGGTATGAATGCGTCCTCCTCACATATCGACAGGGTAGACAGTTTACCTAACACCCCCTCTGGTAAGGTGTCCTCGTAGTAAGTAGCCCACTTTAGAGTAGCGTTTCTGGCAAGCCCCCGAATATCTTCTATAGGACATACATCGAATGCTTGGTTACCTAATTTCTCATACACCCGCACGACACTTAAAGATAGGTTACGATCTTCTTCTGCCTGATCCTTTATAGCCTTACCCGCACGTAAGCCAGTTAGGTTGTTAGCTAGGGACTTGTCCATAAACTCATGCCCAGAATCCAACAGTAAGTACATCTCCTTTAGTATGGGGGCACATGCTTCCTCCATATTCTTATCCCAACTAGAACCAAACATATTACGCCATATATTTGAGTGCGCCTCAGATGAGGAACTCCGGTACCTATACGCGGCGTCCTTGTACTTGTCAATACTAACAAGAGCCACCTCTTCATGGGAGAACCTGCGCAGGTACTTCTTTGCATTCTTTAGCCCGACATGAGCTAGGGTACTAACTTTCGTACGAAACCCCTCAGAGTGGTTGTCGTACTTGTTGTTCTGTATGTCCCTACTGTGTACGACATACACTAACTTCTCTTTGGCATAGTCGAAGTCTACATCTATCCACCCCATAACGTACTCATCGTCAGCCATGTAAACGTGATACACCGAATGGTTAATATCGCTACTACTAGCGCGTACCTCACACCCCCTGAACGCTTTCTTTACCTCTTGTGCAAACCACTGCATCTCTTTGCGGTTAGTCGCATTGCCTATCAGGTTAGGCTCGGGGGAGGTAACAACCTTTAACACCTCTGCAACAGTGTGTATTTGACATTTGCCGTGTATGTCATACATATAAGTAGCCATGCTATTTCACCTCTCTGTATTCTTCAAATGAGTCATTGAACTCACCCATATCGTTAACCCACGCGTTAAACTTGGTGCGGAACTTCTTAGGGTCACTTGTTAGGCTGACGTTAGTAGTTGGGTTTGTGTGTCCCCAGTACCTGTTACCTGTACTCTCCGCCAAACGAGTTAGGAACGCGTGTAACATAACCGTGCGGTTCTCATGCTGTGTATCGTTAAGTAACTCTAAGAAAGGACTACCCCTCATATAACCAGATTGAGCAAGAGCGTTGCTGTTGGACTTCCAGTCCATGGTACCTTCGAGTATCGGGGCCATAGTCCATGCCCAGTGTAGGTACTCGTCAATAGATTCCTTGTACGGTGCCTTACGCTCTTTGTTAACACGTACTCGTGTGACAGGTAACGGGTGCGGTTCGCTGGTAAGCGTCCACTCCAAGGCATTGTGTCGGTAATCATGGTATTCTTTAGGCCGACTTGCGGTAAACACTACGGCCTTATTAGGGTCTTTGGGTAGGAAGTAGCGTTTGTCATCATACCGTATGTACTGCTTGCCTCCGTCCACTATGAATAACATGTTAATCGTCATACACCGCGCAAGGAAAAGGTACCTGCCAGTGTGTGCGTAGTCACCGCCCCCGTTGCGGTACTCTACTGTGTCAGTGTTATCGGCATTGCGAGTCCAGACCACTGCGGCATTAGTGATGTCAGCGTGTTCCCCGCAATCTGATAACATGTAACAGTGCGGTGATACCTTGATGATACATTCCCACTTACGTCTGCGGTCACCCATAGGCACTATGTTACTACCCCTGATAGGTTTGGTGTTGTTGTACGCATGTTCCACGTACGCGAAATTGTGTAGATTAAAGTTGTATACAGCCATGATATTACTCCGAGTTGTTGTGTCTACATATGTAGACAGTTAGTTTGTATTACCCCTGTTGTATGCGTTGCCACGCACGTTGCACTGTCCCCACATCATTGCGGTCATAGTCACTGTCCACTGGCGTATCCCTAACGTGATCGTAATAGAACTCCAGTGCCTCCTCTACAGTATCTATAGCCTCTGACCAATCCATCTTGTGTTCCTCTTGCGTTGCGAACTCCGATGGGTCTAGGTCAGGGGATTCAAACTTTCCGTTCTTTTTCCCAGTCCCTGCAAACGATTTATTACTCATTTCACTATCCTCTTATTTAGCCACTCACCTGAGAACTTCTCAGTAGGTGTTGTGAATGCAGACTTAACTGTGTCCGCTGTTTTCTTGGGACTACGCGATGCATATTTTCCATCGTTACCATATTTCTGGTTGATAGGACGCAGGTGCGATGTATGCACCTCATAAACATTTTGCAGTCTAGTTGCCATAGTACTCGCGGATATACCCGATACCCTTGCGTAGTCACCAGACGTATAGAAGTATCCTGTAACAAGTTCAGGGTGTTCCCCTCTAAAGGGTATTAGCTTTGCCATTAGCAGACTCCTCTTAACACGCAGTCGCTGTATGCCATGTTGTTTACAAACAAATATAGTGCCGTCAATGTTAGAGATAGCACCAAGTACTTAACGTCTTTGCGTATATACATTACATATCCCTCGACTTGATGTGTACTGCCTTACCCTCGTCGGGCACTGCGCTTTTGTTATCCAGTATCGCCCAGAGGACGGGGCAAGTCCAACTCCCCCAACCGCTGTACAAGTAACCATCAGTCAGAACGATACATGCTTGTGGCCTGATACCCTCGTCGGCCATGTACTGCGTGACACAATTGACATCAGTGCCTCCACCCCCTTTGGGTTTGGTAGATGTAACCAGACTGTCTAGCTCGTGCATGTCGTATGCCTCGTCACCCACAACACTGCTACCCCAATACAACAGACGTATCTTGTCAGGTTTTACTGTGTCGCATACACCCTTGACCTCGGATAGAAACGTGGTCAGTTCCCCCTGACCAATAGAACCTGACGTGTCAATGGCAATCACTAGCTCGCCAACTTGCTCACTGATACCAGATGGCATGATGATGCCCTGACTCATTAGCCTACGGTTGGGCCGTGCGTATGTAGAGTAGTCGTTACCTGCACACGTTGTCTGTATAAACTCACGTAGTACCTCACGCCAATCGACCTGTGGCTGTAGTAACTCGTCGAGATCGCGGTTGCCAGTACCACCCATCTTACCTGCGGCCATAGCACCCTGACGTATTGCCTCGTCAATGTCCCGCGCCAACTCACGTTGCTCCTCCTCGGATAGTTCCTGCGCACCATCCCAGTCATGCTCATCGAATCCACTTCCCTGACCTACTGCGGTGTTTTGTGAGCCTGTGGTAGCGCCTCCACTCTGTTCACCCTCACCCTCTGACTCGTTATCCTGTGAGGCATTACCACTACCCTGCCCGGGGGGCTGTTCTTCTTGCTCCTTGCGTAGAATGTTGAACACTTGCGCGGAGTCCATGCCACGGAACCGTTCATCTAACAGCCCCTCATACTTGCCAGTTGGCATTGTGGCAAACCCATCGCCCTTGTTGTCATCGACGATCTTGATGTTGATAACGTAGTCACACGCGCAGTTAGCTAGGTGTGGGTCAATGTCATACATCCACCGCCATGTAGTGAGGTGACGGTATAGCTTGTGTCCCTCGTCCTCGTGCAGTACCACGAACCGTAGTTCTGAATCTATGAGCGCGTCTACCATCTCACGCCCGTACTTCACATCACGCCCGTTGGTACAGGCTGTCGGTATGTCATCCTCGACCGTCTTCTCACCGATCATCAATACACCTGCTAGTGCTGTGTATCTGGGGTGCCCCATGATGGCCACGACTGCCTTGGACAGTCGCTCCTCTGCTGTAAGCTGTTTACCTATAGTTAACATTGTCTACCCCCTATGCTTTGTCTGCGGCGAACATGTAGTTATTCTGCATAGCCCACTCGGTGAACTTCTTGCTCTGCATAACTACGTTACGGTGTGCGTAGGTATTACTGCGGCACCCATTAGCGAATAGACCTTGCGCTTCCTTGTCTAGTCGTTGCATGTATGTCACCCATGAATCTACCCAGTCACGGTTCATCGCACCTAGTGCGCGGTACACTGTCATACATATAGCTGATGCTGACTCGGGTACCTTGGCGTTGAGCGGATCGTCCTTGATAGACTGTAGGCTAGGTAGTTGGTCGGCTAACTTCACGAACGCCATCATGTCCATAGCTCCACGGTCACCGATAGTACCCATGAGTAAAGCTGTTAGGCTGTGATCGTCATACATATCGCGTAGCTTGAGCACGTCACTAGCGGCCTCCAATGATCTTGGGGTGATAAACGCGGCACGTTGCGCCTTGGGGTGATAGATGTACGGGTTGTCATCGGGATTCTTCACATCCTCGAAGCCTTGTAGTACCTGCGGGAACTCACGTACGAAACCTAGCACACTGTGATCGACCTCGTTGTTGATACCCCAGTCGATAAACTCGTCACTGGTAGACTTGCGTGCTGTGACTACGGTGATACGGTTGCGGGTATGTGGGGGTAACAGATCGCCCACACCCTCTGCGCTTAGGTTGGTAGTAGCGAACACAATGCTACCTTCTGGTAACTTCTTTGTGCCTACCTTGTGCTCTAACATAGTAATGTTGAGGGCGTTCTTCACTGCGGGGTTAGCCTTACCTAACTCATCAATGTTAATAAGCAGTGGCTTGCCTAGGTGTATACCGAACTCCTCGTTGGGTAGGTATGTGACGTAACCCTCCTCGGTGTTGAGTGATGGTATGCTGATGTCACCCAAGTCCTTGGTGGTACAGTCGAAGTAACAAGGTGTGTGGTTGGGGAATCTCTCTGCTAACGTCTTTAACAGTGATGACTTACCGTTACCCATGTGACCCTGTACGAGTATGGTGCGTTTGTGTCCAACAGTAGCGATAGCGTTGGCGATTTGGTCTAGCGATAGCGCGTACATATTTTGTGTATTCATAATTTTTACTTAGTCTCTTAGTTAGTGTCTACATATGTAGACAGTTTAGTTGGTTAGTGTCTCGACAATGCGACCATCAACGGCCACGATTTTGTAATACGATACGCGGTGTGTGCGTAGCGTGCGTAGGCTCTTGTAGTGCTTGGTGCGCTTGTAGTTGCGCACTCGTAACACCGTCTGCCCATCTAGGTTGCCCAGTACCTGACGGTCGTTTGAATCATAGGCTTCAACGTAATACATCTTACATCCCCAATGATGGTAGTGACTTGATGACATCGTCCACTGCCCGTTTAGTTTCGGCACGGAATGACTCGTTGTTGCGTAACCCATCGGGAGTGACCCCGCGTAGCGCATCCTCTAGCTTGAG